ACAAAGAATTGTTACAAAACAAGGTCATGCTGTACCATCTAGTTCACACGCACCAAGAGGGCCATTTCCAGCAGAGCTATATGCATCTCCGGAAATAATTACAGATTATGTACCATTTGATGAAGAATATGAACGAGGCGCTACAGCGCAGAATAACTTTAAATCACCTAAGCTTTTTCGTTGTAAAGAGTGTACTGTGATAGTATTAGAGCATGAAGTACCAGATCACTGGTGCGAGGGAACGGGCGAACATAATGGCGAAGACGCATGACGTTGGGAAGTTTTACTGGCATTTAATGACTTACCCAGTAAAACCACCAGTAGTACTAGAGCGTGCAGAAACACAAGAGATAGAAGAACCTTACCGTTTCGGTAAAGGTTGGTGCTTACGCTTTCCATTAACAAGGCAATCTATTGTTATGGGTAAGTGGGTTAAGCAATATACTGAAAGTCAAGCACTAACTAATGCGGTAAACGGCCGCAGTATGAAAGAAGATGAAGTTGACTGGGATATGATTAGATTTGGGGCACCGTATGAAGATCTTTAAAAGAAAAAGCAAAACTACAAAAGAACTAACTAAAGTTCAGCGAAGAGTAAATTCTTTGCCTACGCAGGAACTTCTTAATTGGACGGATCAAATTATGTACTCAGTTGGTCGTAACTTGTCTGCTTGGCAAAAAACACAGTACAAAGACAATCTTGCAGAAGCACGTCTAGGTGCTGAGTCTCTTAACGCTATCTTAAATACTCTTAGCGAAAGACACGGCCTGTGACCACTGCTGAGTTTGACGAGCTAGAGCCCGATGATTTTGACGAGTTTGGTAACGTCCTGCCAGAAGAAGTTGAAGATGACGGATTAGACGAGTTATCTAAAGAATTTGTAAAAGCTCTTGTAGAAAAGATCATGGGCTTTATGAAAGTCTTGGTAGGCCATGAGTTGCACGTTTACCAACAGCCTCTAGCACGTAGACTAATCGAGTCCGTTATTATTAATGATGGTGAAGAAATTACTGCTCTTGCCTCTCGTCAGAGCGGTAAGTCAGAAACTATTGCTAATACAGTGGCTACCCTTATGGTTATCCTTCCACGCCTAGCTAAAATGTACCCAGAGTTAATGGGTAAGTTTGGTGATGGAATTATGGTGGGAATGTTTGCCCCAGTCCAGTCACAGGTAGAAACCCTTTATTCTCGTACAGTATCTCGCCTAACTAGCGAAGCTGCTCTAGATGTACTTGGGGATCCTGAAATTGACGACATGGTCTCTAAAACACCTGGCGTAGTAAGAAACATCCGCCTTAAGAACTCAGGCAGTAGCCTTATGATGATGACAGCTAACCCTAGAGCTAAAATTGAATCTAAGTCTTTCCACCTCATTATTATCGATGAGTGCCAGGAAGCAGATGACTTCGTAGTGGCTAAGTCTATTTCTCCTATGGGTGCGTACTACAACGCCACTATGGTTAAGACAGGCACCCCTACAACCCATAAAAATAACTTCTATAAGGCTATCCAGTTTAACAAGCGTAGACAAACTAGCCGAAACGCCAAACAGAACCATTTTCAGTGGGATTGGCGAGACGTAGCAAAAGTAAACCCAAACTATGAAAAGTTTATTAAAAAAGAAATGCTTCGCATTAGTGAGGACTCTGACGAGTTTCAGCTCTCATACAACTGTAAATGGTTGTTGGAGAGAGGAATGTTCGTTACATCCTCAATCATGGACGACCTCGGAGATACCTCGCAAGAAATTGTTAAGAGCTGGCACCGTTCTCCGGTCGTGGTCGGCATCGACCCGGCACGTAAGATGGACTCAACAGTTGTTACAGTTGTGTGGGTAGACTGGGATCGTCCTGATGAGTACGGTTACTATGATCATAGAGTATTAAATTGGCTTGAGATGCAGGGCGATGATTGGGAAGAGCAGTATTTCCAAATCCAACAGTTCCTATCATCCTATGATGTGCTTGCAATAGGAATCGACGCCAATGGTGTTGGTGATGCAGTGGCCGGAAGATTAAAGATCTTGATGCCTCGTGCAGAAGTAATTCCGGTTACATCTAGCCCTACCGAGCAGTCAAAGCGTTGGAAGCACCTTCAGGCGCTAATTCAACGTCAGATGGTATCCTGGCCTTCTCATGCTAAGACCCGTCGCCTACGTATTTGGAAAAAGTTTTACCAACAGATGACAGATGCCGAAGTCCAGTACAAAGGCCCTAACTTTTTGGTAGCTGCTCCAGATGAGGTCCATGCCCACGATGACTTCGTGGACTCACTAGCATTAGCTTGCTCCCTTACCCAAGAACTAGTTATGCCAACAATTGAAGTTTCAGCAAGTCCTTTCTTCTAAAAAGTACCTCTTTAGGCTGACTAATGCCTAAATAGAAGCGAGAATAATGCATGAGGACCTCAATCCCAATCCTATAGGAGAATAAAAAATGGCAGTAGAAAATATCGCCCCAACACCTCAGTTCCCTGAGAAGGTAGGCGCAACTTACGAACGTAAGATGTCACCTGCAACACCAGGCCTTCGTGGCCCACTTCGTTTTGAAGAAGGTATTGCAACAGACACAGATGTACCAAATGACTTCCAACTTGGTTTGGATCAAGGTTATGACACTCCAGAAGGACGTCCTAACCACAACATGAACGTTATGGAAAAGTATGCAGAAGAGACAATGCGTGAGCGTGCTCACGTTGGATCAGCTGCATGGGTCGAAGCTCCAACATACCTAGGCGAGTTCGCTCAAGGTAACTTTGGAGATCACTCAACAGTCGTTATCGAAGAGGTTGTACGCAGTGGCTCACGCCAGGAGCGTATGAACCCAGCTTCAGTCTTAGACTAAAACATACGATAGACTATACTGGTCTCCAGCTCTGTACCCCTTTCTCCGGAGCTGGAGACCTATATAGGAGGAGACCATGGCACAACCGAATAATCCGAAGCTGTACAACTTATTGTTGTCACAAGCTAAGGCAAAGTATCCTTCTCGCAAGATAAATGGTTTAAGTTTCCCAGCTGCTAAGTGGTTTGGAAATGAATATGCAAGACAAGGCGGCGGCTTTGTGGATTCAATTAAAGAAGTTGATCCAAAACTACGTGATGTAAAGCAAGAAAATATTGAGAAAGAAAAACGCAAAGAAGCATTAGAAAAAAAGAAGAAGAAACAATCAGGTTTCGTCGTTTAAGTTGGGGGCAACTATGAAGTCAGGATGTAATCAATGAGCGGTGGTATGGATTTTTCACCTCCCAGTTATAGGGCGGCATCATCTGATCTAACCATCTCTATTTCACCACTCGGTTTGGTGGAACTTGCTGATGAAGAATTTGAAGTACACGGACCACGCCTAAATCGTTATTCACTTAACTGGGCAATGTACCTAGGCCATCACTGGTCTTATCGCCGTGAAATTGGCGAATCACAAATGGTATATAACTACTACCGTGCTTTTACAGATTTTATTATTAACTTTACTTTTAGCCGTGGCGTTATGTTCCGCAGCCCGCAACAGACTGAGGCAATCGTCCCAGACATCCTAAAGCGTGTGTGGGAAATTGACAACGACAAGCACGGTATCCTATGGGAAATGGGTCAGCAAGGTGGAGTCTCAGGTGACTGCTTTGTTAAAGTAGCCTATGAAGAAGCTTATGAAGACTCTACCGGTCGTCCTCATCCAGGGCGTGTACGTATTCTTCCTCTTAACTCTTCTTTTGCATTTCCGGAGTTCCACCCACACGACCGCTCACGTTTGATTCGTTTCAAGCTTAAGTATCGTTTCTGGGGAACCTCTATTGAAGGCACACGCCAGGTTTATACCTACACCGAAATTTTGACTGATGACCGCATCGAAGAATACATTAACGACGAGCTCATTGATAGCCGTCCTAACCCTATTGGCGTTGTCCCAGTCATTCACATTCCTAACGTCCGTGTTTCTGGATCCCCATGGGGACTTTCAGATTGCCACGACGTTATTACTCTTAACCGCAATTACAACGAAGTTGCAACAGATATTGCGGACATCATTAACTACCACGCAGCTCCTGTAACAGTTATCACAGGCGCTAAGGCATCCTCTCTAGAAAAGGGCCCTAAGAAGGTCTGGGCGGGCCTTCCTAAGGACGCACAGGTCTTTAACCTAGACGGAGGTGGGCAAGGCCTCATGGGGGCTATGGAGTACCTTAAAATCGTTAAGACGGCTATGCACGAAATGGTTGGTGTTCCTGAAACCGCACTTGGTCAGGTACAGCCTATTTCTAACACCTCTGGTGTTGCCCTAGCTATCCAGTACCAGCCTTTGATGAATCGTTACCACCAGAAACTGGTGCAGTACGAAGAAGGCCTACAACGAATCAACGAGCTAGTTCTCTTGACCCTTGCATTTAAAGAGCCAGAGTTGTTTACTTATAACCCGGCTGTTAACGGCCCAATTAAGCAA